CCAGTCTTTAAGACTTTACAAATATTTGTTGTTATTTGTGATTCTTCTACTGTTTCATCAGTAAGAATAACACCACCTTTTGTTTTACCTTTTAATTTAAGAGGAAACAAAACTATTCTCCAACCAACAGGTTTTGGAATTTTTTCTAATTCTTTTTTTTCTTTTTGTTTTTCTGCACCATCCCACACATGTTTTGGAACAATTAGTTTAGGTTTAGTCGTCATCGTCTAGCTCCTGTTTTTTTAGCAGGTCCGTGAGTTCCTGTTCTTCTTGTTTAAGTGCATCAAGTTTCCCGGTAAGATATTTATATTCTTCCCAACTTTTACACAGTCCACCTAATATAGACTCTTCAATTAGTTTTTGTCTACTAATTAATTGTTTTTTATAATATGAAAAAAAATTTTCTATTCGCATGATTTCATTTGGTCAGCTAATTTTTTGCAGCGATTTGGAGTTTGTTTATTCCATTTCGAGTCGAGCATCTCGTAACTCGCGCCAATAAAATTGCTTTCCTGCAGGCATTTCCACATGTTACGGAACTTGGACACGCCTGTAGGGCCAAGCTGAAATACCATTTCGGTAATGGTATGTTGAGCAGTTGTAGGTAAATCAGTGACACCGTGGTTTTCCATAAGTGTTCTAGCTTTACCTATTGCGTTATTTAAATCTTTATCAAATACTTCTTGTAGTTCTTCTTTTTTATAAGTCTTGCCATCTTCAAACTTATCTTCGTGCACTACTTTATGGCCCCAACCTATTGTGCGAAATCCTTCGGTGTCTATGTAAACGTGATCTCTGAAGCCTTCACTTAACTTTACTGAGTCAGATAATTCGTTGTATGTCATTAAACCTTATACGAAATATTTATATGACCACTTATACCAGCACTTGAAGCGCCGTTTGTAGCTGTAATTTTTAAAGTTACTGTTGTGCTACCAAAGTTAGTTTTTAAATCAAAATCTTCTGATTGACCTGTAGCTATTGAACTATATTTATGATCAGAACCTGCACTACTTGAAACTTCAACATCCCAAAAACCATCTGGATCTGTTACAGTTCCTGTAACACTTACTTTACTACCAACGGTTGTATAGCTTTTTTGAACTTTAGCATAACCACTATCATCTAAAGTAAATTTCATATTTGTTGTTGAGGTTCCCCCTAACAAATTATCTGGTAATTGATCAGTCACAATATTCTCCTTTTTATTACTTTTTATTTTTTACAGAGCCACCTTTTTTTAAGAAACCCATTTTGTTTCTTACTTTTGTAGGTAATTTTTTTAAACCTTTACTATTCTTTGGAACTGTTTTTAAATTTTTTTTCATTTTGTTAATCCTTTCGCTTTTTCAAAACTACGCATGCCTGCAACTCCGAGCATTGAAGTGACTATGGCTAGGAGGGGCCCAGTTTCTATAGCAGGAGGCACAATATCTATACCTGCAAATTTTGCGTACCATTCGATACAGGGAGATAGGATGAAAGAGAACATTAAAGCAAGCCCTCCAATCCAGCCTATAAATGGTCGCCACCCAGCAACGAATACGCTGCGATGGGTGGCTTCTTTTGCATTAACATCTAATTGTTTTTCTGCAAGCTTTTGTTGAATGCGTTGCATAATAATTTTTTTATCTAATTTCTCTTCTTCTGATGTATGAATTGAATCTATAACCGAAGCAACTTGTTTTAAAGCTCCGTCTTTACCACCTAGTAAACCAGATAACAATCCAAATGCCATTAAATGGCTCCGATAATAATGATTACGATTACAGCTACAATAGCCGCTTTAATCCAATCCTTCATCTTCCAGTCGCTCCACTCTTTTAGGTGCGCCCATAGATCTTTTAGTAAGTTCATAGAACCTCCTTTGTTAAAGTCGAATAATATACTATTTTACGCCTTTGAAAGCTACTTTTTTAATTTGCATTCGACTTGTTTGTCCTTGAGGCCCAGATCCTTTATTATCTTTTACCACAAAAGGAGAGTAAACATGCTCCGCTGTGCCAGCAACTTTTCTATTAGGAAATGGGTTTTTCTGAGGAACAATAGTCATTTTTGCATTTTTAAATTTCATTTTTTACCTCAATGTATAGTTGGTTTATCATCATTTAATTCTTGTAAAGCATGTTCTATAAATAGTAAAGCATCCTCTTCTGCATAGCCTTTTCCGATAAACAATTGTTTTATTTTTACTATTAAAGCTTCCGCCATAATAAGAGCAGCTCCTTCGTTTTTCACGTGAAAACTTACAAACTTATCTATGTGATCTAAAAATATATCGAATACTTGTTGAGGAATTACTAATTCTTTTACTGGTTGATCCATTATCCCGCCTTTATAAATTTATTACCATCCTTATTCATCTTTTTTAAATTAACATTAGCTCTAAGTTGAGCAATATCTTCAGATGATTCAATTCTAGCTTTATCTATAGTATCTTTTTGCTGTAGTTTTTGTTGATCAAAACCTAATTTTTGTTGATCAATTTGTAATTTAGCTTGATCATTCATTGCTCGTTGTTGCAGTTCTTGTTGTTTTAATTGAACAATAGGGTCTGGTTGACCTTCTCCGCTCATTTCTTGTTGTAATTGTCTTACCTCTTGCATGAACTGTGCTTCTAATTTAGCAATCTCTGATTCTTTCATATCATCTAATTTTTCCACTTGAGCTGTTTGACCCATTTGTTTCTCCGCTTGTTCTACTTGCGAAGCCACCATTTCTTTTGCTTTAAGACTTACATGTTCTAAAATGTGTTTATTTAAATCAATTCCTATTTGTGGCATTAATTGGACAATGGGAGACATACCAAAACTAATGTGAGTTTGAATATGAGCATCATGATTTTGTCCTTCGTATGCTTCTATTTTATCTGAATCAATAAGCTTTTGATTTTCTTTTGTTGGACTCATTGGCTCTGGTTTTTCTAACTTCATTATTTTATCAATGTCATTTACACCAAGTGCTTCATACATTCTGATGTAGGCTTCTTTTACATCATGCAGCTGTGGTGCACTTGTTGCTAATTGTAATTGTGTTTGTGCCAACTGAATTCGTTGTGACATAGAAAATATATTTGGATCAGCAACCGGGATAACATCAACTCTATCATCAAAGTCTGATTGTTTTATACTTCTATCTCCCCCAACTACTTGATAAGGATATTCCTCTGGTAAATAACTTTGAATTACTTTTGCTAAAAGTTTAAATTCTTTTTGCATTGAGTAATACATTCTTTTGTGAATGCTACTCATGATACGCGAACCGCGTTCTAATAGTGCAATAGTCGTTCCAACAGGAGCTCCTTGATTTCCATCGCCAACTTGCATGTCAGCTATCTGAGCAAATCGTTGTCCTGCCTGTACAACAAATCCTAATAATTGAAATAATGTTTGTGATGGCTCCTTATAAGGAAGAGGCATTAATCCATCGCGTATCGCGCCACCCGGTGCATCAACATCTCTAAACTCTCCAGGTTGTAATGGTGCATCATCATCTTTAATTCGTAAACCACGTGCTTTGAAACCTGCAGGTAAATTTGATAACGTTCCTGCATCAATCAATTGACGAAGAGCTTGTGTCGCTGTTCGTGATAAACCACCAATTAAATGTATTAATCCAAAACCATAAAAACCTAATCCCGGTAAAAATTTATAGTGAACAAAGTATTGTTTCTTTTTAAATGTTTCATCACCTTCATCATAGTTTCTACGAATACATAAAATTTTTCCTGATTGTTCATCAATAGTTACAATGTAAGGAATTTTAATACCTGTTGGCTTTCCTTTATCATCTTTATTTTCAAAACCCTCTATGTCTAAATCTACATGAAACTCCAAAAGAGTGTACATGTTTGTTTCTCCAGTTGCTTGTATTCCTTCAACTTGATTAATTTTTGATTTTATATCTGCACTTGAATATGTTCCGTCATCCGGGGACGGTGGACTAAGATCTACATCTAAGTAAAAACCTGCTACTTGTTTTTTGCGAATATCATTTTCTGATTGTTTAACCACATGTGTAATGCGATCACAAGAATCTAAATCACTTGCTGTGTAAGGAACAACAAGATCTTCGGCTGGTACAAACTTTGATACAGCACGTTCGAGCTGCCCATCGTAGTAAACTTTTTTAAAAGTAGAACCACTTAGTGGTAAATAAAATAACATCTGATCGAGCTCAGGTGTATACTCTTCCATCACACTAGTGATTTGATAATTCATAAATTCTTTAACGCGTTGTGATTGTTGATACACTTCTAATGTTTCTTTGCCCATGACACGCGTTCTGACCGGGCCACCTGAAGGCATCATTTCTTTAAAGGCTGTAGAACTAAATTGTGTAACGGCTTCTGCTAATAAAGGATGTGTAACTCCACTTGCTCCTTGAAAAGGTTGAGATCTTTCATCATACTTAAAACCTAATAAATCTAAACCTTTTGTATATGTTCTGGACCATTCTTCTCTAGATGTTTTATCATTTTCATATTCCTCCATTAATTCAGAAGAAATATATTGAAGATCTGAGTCTTCCATGTCTTCTGCTAGATTGTCATAAAAATCATCGTCCGCGTCCAACGATTCGTCAGAAATGATAGTTTCTTCAGAAACTATTTCTATATCGATTGGAGATTCATTTTCAATAGCCGTCTCTAATGTCTCACCGAGCACGGCTTCTAGTTTTTTGTCAATGTTATTTTCAGCCATAACTTTTTATATCCTATTCACTAATACAAATCTAGTCCTTAGTAATACTCATAGGTTTTGTATTCTTTCAAAGGGTCTTGATAATCATCTTTTAACGAAAGAAAATTACCTTGTCTATAACGCATCATTGCTTGAGTCATACTATCAACAAGGTCATCATGCTCTCCATATGGAAAAGCAGCACACTCTTCAATCATCTCTTCACTAAATTTTTTCCCCTCTGGAGCCCAAACTTGTCCAGCTTCAAAAATTGGAGAAATAGAATTTACCCTTGTTAACTTATCGTTTCCTCTTGAAGGAGAATAGCTGACAACAGGAATTCCCACTTGACGCAGCTCTTGTATCAATGGTTGTCCACTTGCTTTAGCTTCAACGATAATCGTTTCTGGTTCCCAATAATTATACTGCTCAAGAGCAACTTTTTTTAATTCTGGAAACTCCCAACGATTTTTTATACAATCTAATAATATAATATTGTCTTTACTGAACTCTGTACGAAATACACCCCACGTACTAATGGCACTAAAGTCTGCTGTTTCTTTTTTACTAAAGGCTGTATCATAACTTTGTATGATGTGACGCAGCTCAGGTATTTCTTCTCTTTTCCACATTTTCCACCATTCGCGTTTAATGATTGCACCTTCTTCAGAAGTTGGTTTTTGTTGGTACTGTGCTTCCCATGACATAACAGGTAAGTTTGCTTGGATTTTTTCTAACTCTTCTTTTTTCCAATACTCTGGCCAAATTGGTTTACCACTTGGAAGTATTGCTGGGAACTCTATAACTTCCCATTCATCTGCTTTTACTTCTGCTTGCTGCCTTATCAATCTCCCGGTCAAATCTCTTTCAGACCATCTTGTCATAACAACAACTATAGCTCCCCCAGGCTGAAGTCTTTGTCTTGGTCCAGATACATACCACTCAAATGCATTATCAAAACTTGTGTCTGTTATACTTTGCTCTGAATGAGGATCATCGATGATTAATAAATCTGCACCACGACCAGTAATAGCACCACCGATACCAGCACCAAAATATTCTCCTCCATGATTTGTGTCCCATCGTCCAGATGCTTTTGAATCTGCTCGTAACTGCACTTCTTTAAAAATTCTCCTATACTGTTCATCGTTCATTAAGTTTCTCATCTTTCTACCAAACCTATATGAGAGCTCTGCTGTGTGTGTTGCTTGTATTATTTTTGTTTTTGGTTTCTTACCCATGAGCCAAGCGGGGAACAAGTACGAAGCAAACTCAGACTTAGTGTGTCTTGGTGGCATATTAACAATTAATCGTTTTAATTTACCAGAAGCTATCTCTTCGAACTTTTTTGCTAATACATTGTGATGATAACCATTAATAAACTCTGGCCAGACTTTTTTAACAAAGTGCATAAAGCTACTTTGTGCAGCTTCATTATCATCATGCATAGCAATTGCTAGCATTAGCTTTAATTCTTCATCAGAATAGTTTTCAAAATTATTATTATTGGATACCATAGGGACTCCTAGGGCCTTTTTATACTAAAAAAGGGGGTACCCCCTAGAAAAATCGTTTCCATATGAAAAATTCATGGCTGAAAATTTAAAACATGGTCACAAGCACTCTAAATAAAAAAAGGTGCCTGGATCCAGGTTCTCATAATCGGCTGAAAACAGCCATTTTTACCATTTTTTCTAAGTACCTAGCCATTAATCATGAACAATGGCCAATTTCTGGGGGTTTTTGGGGTAAGGTACGAAAATAAAAGTTATCGTGCCTTATAATTGGCTCATTTCCTAGGTTTTTTGGTTCGTGTTTCGTGAACCTTTAACAAATAACTAGATATAGTAGCCCAATTGTTCGCTGTTGGGGGTTCGTTTACCCCATTTAAGGCTAATTCCTTCACTTTTAACCCTTCATATAGAAAGCAACAATCTTTAAGAGGGGTGCTTTCATATTTAGGCACATAAACAATAATATAATTAAATCCTTGTTTGATATTCCATAGCCTTAAATTCGTGGCTATTTGGTGGCTTGAAAGGTTTATTTTATTCCCTTTTGCAACTTTAACTTCCATTAAAATAGTATCCATTATTGACCCAATACAAAGAAGATCTGGAAAGCCATTTTGTGTTGTGGTTTCAATGCGAATGAAGTTATAAAAAGGTATATTTTTTCTTATTAATTTAATAAAATTTTTCTCTAACAAATTATAATTATTTACTATCTTTTATATGATTATCTTGGGTTACTTCTAAAGGCTCATGATCAATAATTTTTGTTTGATCAATTACATCTATTTTTTTACTTTGAATTTCTTTTAATCTTTTCAATAGTTCTTCTCTTGATAAGTTTTCAATTGAATTTTCTAGTCTAATTGTTGGGTCATATAAGCCCCCTACTTTTCCTCTTAATTGTTCGGCATTTATTGAGGCTGAAAAATGTTTTTCTTCTTCGGCTTTTCTTCCTAACTCCTCAAGCCTTGACAAATGTTTATCCATTGAAACTGAATATTTATCTTTTAATTCGTTTTTCATATCTTGGATAGCCTCGGCAACTAATGGGTATTTGTTGGGGTCTTGTAATTCATAAGCCATTTTTTTTGATACTGTTTCACTATATCCAGACTTTCTGGCCGATTCTGTTGCTGATTGTTTTCCTAACAAAGTATAATTAGAAAACTCATAAACAAATCTTAATTGTTTAGGGGTTAGCTTTCTTGCTTTTCTTTTGTCTATTATCTCTTTTTTCATACTGTATTAATTCAAATAGAATTAACATTTTTCTTTTTTGGTATCTAGAAAAAAATCCTTGTTTTCTGTAAACTAATTAAAAATCTATTACACTAC